CTCCGAAAACACTCCAGGCTTCGCCGGCTTTGAGATGCTTGGTGCCAGAAGGCCCCAAATATCGCAAGCACGCAGAAACGACACAACAAAACACAATCGTCTGCAAGGGAAACGTAAATCCATTTCCCATAGTAGATGTCATGTGTAATGTTTCTTGCCTACCGTCAGGTAGAGTACACTGTGGTGATCGAAGCTGTGCAATCAAGCGGACGAAGTCCGCAGGAAAGTACTGCTTAATCATTAGCCACGGCATACTATCGGAGGCGCTCTCCAAGTCGATCGTACAAAGACGATCATGGATTGAGCCTTCTTTCGCAAGCCTGCGATTAACGTCCTGCTGAGTAGAAAGGTCGATGTTAAAGACCTTCTTCAACCGGCGCGTTAATATCTCCGCCAAACCTAATTGAAAAAACATATTCAAACTAGGTTCGATGGCGATGACGCGGGAAATGTCGGCGTTCTTGGGAACAGTCGTCATACGGTTTCCTGGAACTACTTTGAACCCAAAGCTGTGGTCGTTGCGGATTTTCTCTGCATCAGACCAAAGTGGGGATAACTTAAAGTAGTTAAGATAAGAATATTCCAGGATCCGCGTGGTGCATGCAAGATCAGAAGAGAACATCTTCGTATAGAAGTCGTTCCCGACCGATCCAACAGCGGCACCAGGTCCACAACGAGCAGACGATAAAATCTCCTCGTACGTGGACACAAGAGGGAACCTATTTCCAGGATTGAGAAAGCGGTGTACTTCGTCTTTGAAGTACCCGACTAAACAATCAAGGAATAGGGATTCCTTCCTGTCGCTCCTCCAAGTTTCACACTTACGATTTGTAAGTAGAAACTTGTCTAGCGCCAATGAATCAGCCCTAGCTAAAAAGTTAGCATCAAACTCACTGAATTTCTTCAGGAAAGATTGACGCAACTGAAAGCAGGCAGCTTCATCGGGCGAGGTACAAGATTCTAAAGAACCCTTTTGGGGAACTTCGGAGTCGAGTAGATCTTGGACCAGGACTTCGTAAAGAGCATTAGGCTTAATGGCCATAATTCCTCACTAAGAACTCAGACTGGATAACCAGAAAGAGTCAACCACGTCTCAAAGCTCAAGCGACCACGACCCCACAATTAGTTCGGCTTTAATGCCATAACTGATCATAAGGGCGTAGACGCCTAAGAGTATAACGACAGCTGTATACAGGTTCACAAGAAACCGTATAAACCGGAGTTCCCACCTTTTAAAGGCGGGAGTCTGGGATATACGACTAAAGCGTACCTGCAGCCAGCGCGTCGCCCCACTCATTGCTTTGCTCCCAAAGAGCTCCGATATGGAGAGACAGTGCAGCGGCCACGGACGGAAAGTCCGCAGTTTCGACACCTGCCGGGATGGTAACTACCGTCTCGACAAGGATCATCTGCGGGGTCTGACCGGCCAAAGGAGTACCACCCTTACGGGTGATAATCTTATGGACGTTGCGTTGCACCCGGGGCAACACACCAGTCGTCGGATTAACCGGAGGACGTCTATTAAAGACGGCCGGCCGAAAAACGGCGGTGGTGAACGGCTTATCGACACTCGAGATAGCGACGCCGGTTTGCGTACCGCCAAGGGCGGAAACAAACCACTGCTTCGCATTCGGTGCCGGGGGTGCATCTACACTCAACGTGTAGGTGGGTGAGGTCAAGCCAGTGCCTGGGGCCCCTGTTACGGGGCTTGCGGGATTAAAGGGCATGAGAGAACGCTCCAGTTAGCGATGAAAAGGAACCAAGGCTCTCTGACCAGAAGCTAGCGCCGCCATATTAAGCCACTTGTTGACCGTATTTGGAACAGTAAATTCCAGAGACGGGACAAGAGACCCAGTATACGGCGCACGGCCTACGATACGATAACCTTGTTTTCCTTTGAGCTGCCCATACGACGATCCCGAAGTACCTTGGCCTGGGAAGAACGACGCTTCCCCAGAGATGATTTCTGCTTCATGCAGTTCAACCTGGGTCCGCGCTGTCCATCTCAAGTTTGAGGTAAATAGGGTCGCAGCGTTGATTATGTCACCAACATTGGTGAAATAATCGACTAAGAACGAGTAAGGAATAAGCTCCCATACAGTTGGAACAAAATCGTTCGGCAAGTAGCCGAACTTCCATTCCTTCGTTACGGGATTATCCAGACTCACCGAGCCGCGGTACACTACCTGATGTTTAGAGTGTCGGATGAATGAGACGTTGACTCCAGAACAGAGTCCACCTCCCACGCCAACCAACGCTCCACCGATTTGGAAGCTTTCATCAACGCCAGAGGCGTTGACAGGCGTCCATTTACGGTCGTCAGATACTTGGCTGTTGGCCAATGTGTAAGTGAGATCATTGATATCACTTATCAGAGGTTTCCAGCCAAAAGAGTACTCAAGCCAGGTATCCGCCAATACTTTGCGAGCAGCATTCAGCCTCTTTCGAGGACTGACTCTCTTTACTTGTCGCTTCCTTTTCTTTAAGGTAGCGAGATAAGAAGAGAGGCCCTTGCGCAGTGATTTGACGGGCGATCTTAGCATACGCAGCGTTTCATTAAGTTCGCCAGCTGCAACGCCACCTTGAAAGGTGGTTTGTTGTTCGCGAACGCGCTTAATGAAGTTTGTCTTAGCAGCATTTTCCGCGGTCTCGAGGACAGGGCGGCGGTCCGGGTCCACTCCTATATAGACATTGTCTATTAGAGGATCCCAGACATAGCCACTCTCTCCACTTACGTGAGGGTACATAGAGCAATTGTCAAAGGGCGGAGGAGGAGAATAAGTCGCGACAAAAGTGATAATTCCACTCGATTCACGGAACCATTTCTGACCACTTAAAGTGGTCGTACACTGGAGTCCGTTTCGAAGGAGTTCACGATAGTCGGGATAATTCTCACCAACGTTCTTCCAGCTAGTTCTCAAACGAGAAATTCGCTGTGGAGCACCCTCATTCGACGAACCAAAACAAAATGTTGTGGTAAGTTGAGTAGTTTGCGTCCAGACATCTTGCATTTCAGTGTAACCAGACATAAGTTGAGTCCGCTTTTGGCTTTACATCGTTAATTGACATGCCTGCCAACTATTGGTAGCAAGGCCGAGGACACGACGCTCTTTACAGATTGTCATGTAAGGTGATACTTCCTCAGTGAGGAAGTAGCACCGGGTCCTAGAAGAAGGTATTACGAGTCTCTCGACCTAAACATCCACAAAAGTGAATGCAAGGTCTTGTGCGTTATGCTAACGCACTGAGAGG